ACACTTTTAGTAACGCACCATTTATTCCGGGTGAAGGCGTGTTGGCAACTCAAGGTATTTATGCGCTGATGACTAACATTGATTCAACGCAAATTTATTATGGCTGAAACAAAACAGGCAACACTGATGGGGCGCAAGCTATTCATAGGCATTCCAGCTTATGACGGCAAGCTGAACATCAAGACCGCATTTGCTCTGGCGCAGTTAATGCCCAAAGCGATGAGTCTTGGTGTATCCATCACGTTGTCTGATTTGTCTAACTGCTCTATTATTACGATGGCACGAAATGCCTTGGTACACGAATTCTTAAAGACAGACTGCACAGAGCTTTTGTTTATTGATGCGGATGTTATTGTCACACCCGACGATATTCTGCGATTGATGGCCCAGAGCGGGCACATGGATATTACTGCTGGTGCGTACCCACGCAGAGCCAAGGATGCTAAGTTTTTTGCTGATGTGTACTTTGACGACAACGGCGACCTAGAGTTTGAAGGCTCTTTGATGCGTTTAAAACGTGCGCCTACTGGGTTTATGTTGATCCAACGTCATGTCATTGAGCAAATGATTGCAGCGCACCCTGAGTGGACTTATGAGAAGTCCCCAACAGAGAAAATGTCAGCCGTGTTTGACTTTGCCATTGTGGACGGTAAATATGTTGGAGAAGATTATCTGTTCTGTGACAGAGCTACTCAAATGGGCTTCACTGTTTATATCGACGTTGATATTAGCTTACCCCACGTTGGACAAGAAACATTTGAGCGCAACTTCCGTGAAGAAGTTGTCATGCCAATGTTGGAAAACATCCACTATTCCAAGTTGAAAGTCGTCAATGGCTAAATCACCAGCATGGCAACGCAAGGAAGGCAAATCGGACAAGGGCGGACTGAACGCCAAAGGACGTGCTTCCTACAACAAAGCCAATCCGGGCAAGCCGGGATTGAAAGCCCCCCAGCCAGAAGGCGGCAAACGCCGCGACTCTTTCTGCGCAAGGATGGAGGGTATGAAGTCCAAGCTGACCAGCGCCAAGACCGCCAAAGACCCGGATTCACGTATCAACAAGAGCCTACGGGCGTGGAAGTGCTGAAATGAGCGAATCACACGAAACCGCAAAACACGTCGTAGACGCGTTGTCAATCATGACTGTTGTAGGAACTTTGGTAGAAATGTTGCCGTCTATTGCTGCAATCTTTACAATTGTGTGGACGGCGATCCGCATCTGGGAAACCGAAACCGTTCAGAACCTACTTGGTAAAAAGAAGGAGTAAATTATGGATGATGAATACGATTTTTCAGAAGACTTTAACAAAGCTGGTGATAACGCACCTCCGCCCCCTCGTCCTCGGGAAGAAAAAGAACTAAACAAAAATTTACCCGCTTCGGATAAAAATAATTTGCGCAATATGATGAGCATACCCCTTGCTGGCGGGACTCTTACCCCAGCAAAAATTGGTAACACCTATGGTGCACGTTGGACTGCACAATTTGCTAAAGGCGGCAAGGTAAAAGATAAAGCGGCGTCAAAAGTTTCCTCGGCTTCTAATCGTGGCGACGGTATTGCCCAGCGCGGTAAGACTAAAGGCAGGTATTTGTAATGCCAAGTAGTTCTAAGAAACAACATAATTTCATGGCTGCGATTGCACATTCGCCATCGTTTGCTAAGAAAGTGGGCGTCCCACAATCTGTGGGTAAAGACTTTAATCAGGCCGACAAAGGCCGTAAATTTTCAAAAGGTGGATCTATGGCTAAGAGCGATATGAAAGAAGACATGGCAATGGACTTGAAACAAGACAAGGCCATGATGCAAAAAGCCGTCAATAAACACGAGGGCCGATTGCACAAGGGCCAGCCTATGACTAAGCTTTCCGCCGGTGGTTACACAAAAGCTGCTGATGGCTGCGCTGTAAAAGGCAAAACCAGAGGCACCATGGTTAAGATGAACATGGGCGGAATGTCCTGCTAAGGAGCTACTTATGTTAGCCAGTCGTGGTATGGGGGCAATGCTCCCAAGCAAAATGCCCAAGGGCGTGCGTAAAGCGCGCAGGGACGATACCAACTTTACGCAGTACGCTAAAGGCGGCGAAGTGGGCTGTAAATGCCACGACATGGCTGAGGGCGGTTTGTACGATAACATCAATGCCAAACGCCAACGGATAGCCGCCGGGTCAGGTGAGAAGATGCGCAAGCCCGGAACCCAAGGGGCTCCAACCAAGCAAGCGTTTATAAACTCGTTAAAGACTGCTAAAAAATGACCACTACCGGCTCAACCCTCTTCAATATGGACTTCACGGAGATAGCCGAGGAAGCTTGGGAGAGGGCTGGCCGGGAGATGCGGTCTGGTTATGATTTGCGTACTGCGCGTCGTTCAATGAACTTGATGACGATTGAATGGCAGTCTAAGGGTATTAACATGTGGACAATGGAGCAGGGAATCATTAACCTGACTCCGGGGCTAGCTACATATGCCCTACCAACGGACACGATTGACTTGTTAGAACACGTTATTCGTACTGGGTCCAACACTGCGTCTACGCAGGCGGACTTAACCATTACACGCATTAGCGTCTCAACTTATGCCACTATTCCAAACAAGCTTCAACAAGCTCGCCCAATTCAAGTCTGGATTCAAAGACTTTCTGGCGAAGTTAATCCAACGACTGCGGTCTTGGTGGGCGCGATTACGTCAACGGACACCACAATAACGCTTAGCACGGTAGTTGGGTTAGCAAACGCGGGCTTTATCCGTCTTGGCACGGAAGACATCTACTACACATATGTGTCAGGGAATACCCTTGGTGGTGTTTTCCGTGGTCAAAACAATTCAACGGCAGCCGCTCAAGCAGATGGTACTGCGGTATTTGTGCCCCAGCTTCCAGCCGTGACTGTCTGGCCAACTCCTGACAACTCAACGCCCTACCAGTTCGTATACTGGAGACTCAGACGTGTTCAAGACGCTGGCGCTGGTGTTGAGACTGCCGACATGAACTTCCGCTTCCTGCCTGCTTTAGTGTCTGGCTTGGCGTATCACATCGCCGTTAAAGTGCCTGAGTTGATGCCGCGTATTGACATGCTCAAACAGATGTACATGGAGACCTTTGAGATTGCGGCTGGTGAAGACCGTGAGAAAGCTGCCGTTAGGTTTGTCCCCCGTCAGATGTTTATTGGTAGCACATAATGGGAAATAGGTTTGCATCCGGCAAGATAGCGATTGCTGAATGTGATCGCTGTGGCCAGCAATATAAGTTAAAACAACTTAAGACGGAAGTCATTAAGCAGCGCTTGTATCAGTTGTTGGTTTGCCCTGAGTGCTGGGACCCCGACCAGCCGCAGTTAATGTTAGGTACGTTCCCTGTGGATGATCCACAAGCCCTGCGCAACCCGCGCAAGGACACAACGTATGTAACTTCTGGCGTTAATGCAAACGGTAATTTGTCGGGTGGTTCACGCGACATTCAGTGGGGTTGGGCACCCGTAGGCGGGGCAAGTAATTTTGATTCTGGTTTGACACCAAACTACTTGGTGGCAACGACATTTGTTGGTACAGTATCTATATCTTGAAGGAGATTGAAATGGCATACACACGATCAGCCGACGGCATCGCTAAAAAAGGCAAGACCGAAGGTAAAAATTTGGGCGACAGTGGCCCTACCACTGGCATGATGGGTGGCGGCAAGAAAACCAAAGGCGTGACTGGTGAGGCTATGCGTAAAGTAGGCCGTAACTTGGCTCGTGCCAACAACCAAAAGCGGGGCTAATCATGGCTACATACAGTAAAAAAATGATGGGTAAAGAAGTTGGCGATGCCAAAGTCTATGCCAAGCCCCACACCATGACCGGCAAGGAAGTCAAAGCTTCTGCTAATCCCGGTAGCGGTCCTAACCGCAGCAAACTTGATACGCTTGATATGAGCGTTGGTGCTGAAAGCAAGTCTGCCGGTGATGAGAAAATTAAGACTAGCGGCATCAAAATGCGTGGCGCAGGTGCAGCTACCAAAGGTTTTATGTCTAGAGGCCCGATGGCATGAATTACACCCAGCTTGTCACGCAAGTAAACGATTACTGCGAGAATTCTTTCCCAACTGACAATATGAATGTGTTCATTCGTCAGGCGGAGCAGCGCATCTATAACAGTGCGCAGCCTGCTAATTTGCGAAAGAACGTGACAGGCTTTTTGACCACCGGCAATAAGTACCTTCAGTGCCCCTCGGATTTTCTGTCTGTGTATAGCCTTGCCGTATACCCGTACAACACCACAACTGCTACCGGTACATCTGGGGCAAAAACAATTGTGGTGGCTAGCACTACGGGTATTGAGATAGGCCAGCAGGTGACAGGCACAGGCATCGGTACTAATGCTCTGGTCAGAAGTATTGCCAGTACAACCATTACGTTGACAGTCGCGAACAGCGGTACGGTGTCTGGCTCACTAGTGTTCCAAGGCGACTACCTGTACTTGCTAAACAAAGACGTTAACTTTATCCGTGAAGCATATCCGCTGTCTGCGTTTGCATCTGAGCCTAAACACTACGCCATCTTTGGCCCCCGCTCGGATGATGTAAACGAGTTGACGTTCATTGTGGGTCCTACGCCCGCCGCAGCCTACAACGCAGAGCTTCACTACAACTACTACCCCGAGTCAATCGTCACTGCCGGTACTACTTGGCTGGGCGATAACTTTGATTCTGTCTTGTTGTATGGCACTATCTGCGAGGCTTACACCTACATGAAGGGTGAAGCTGATATGGTCAAGCTGGCGCAAGATCGCTACGTACAGGCTATTGCCCTGTATAAAAACTTGGCGGATGGCAAACAACGCGCTGATGCTTATCGTGATGGTCAGGTTAGAACGGCGGTTGCATGAGTAACATTCTCCAGACCCAGACCACTAGCTTTAAAACGCAGTTGTATACGGGCGTCCACAACTTGCTTACAGACACGCTTAAGATTGCGCTGTATACGGCCAATGCGGATTTAAACGAAGCTACCACTGTTTACACAACGAGCGGTGAAGTTACGGGTACAGGCTATGTGGCTGGCGGTGTAGTCCTGACTGGCGTAACAATCAACTCTTCTGGGTTTACAGCTTATGTAGACTTCGCTGATGTGGTGTTTAACGCTTCAGTAACTGCCCGTTGCGCTTTGATTTACAACGTGACACAAGGCAACAAAGCTATTGCAGTTTTGGATTTTGGGTCTGATAAGACATCCACTAATTTCACCATCACAATGCCTGCCAATACATCAACAGCAGCATTAATTCGCAGTTCTAACTAAGGAGTCGATATGACCACGGAAAAACTTACAGCAATTGACCATGTTTCTAGCGGTCTTATTGCCGGTACAAAATCAAGCGAACAGGCGCAAGCCACAGGCGTTTACTACGTTGAGTGCCATGACAAAGACGGCAAACTCAAGTGGTCTGCTGAGTCAAAAAACTTGGTGGTTAACGCTGGTCTGGCGTACATGGCTGGTACGGCTTTGACTTCAGTGACCCAGATTACCACTTGGTACATTGGTTTATACGGCGCTGGTGCTTCTAATACACCTGCGGCTGGCGACACCATGTCTTCCCACGCTGGATGGACTGAAGTTGTGCCTTACAGCAATGCAACCCGTGTGGCGGCTACATTTGCAACAGCGACTACAGCTAACCCTTCTGTGGCTACAAACTCAGCTTCTCCTGCTACGTTTAACATTAACGCTACTTCTACTGTGGGTGGTGCATTCTTGACAAGCGGTAGCGCTAAGAGCGGTACGACAGGTACATTGTTTTCTGCTGCTGACTTTGCCTCTCCCGGCGACCGCTCTGTGGTTTCTGGTGACGTTTTAAGCGTAACTTACACGTTCTCTCTCGCCGGTTGAGGTCTAAATGGCTGACGGCGGCTGGGGTTCTGGCACATGGGGTCAGGCTGGCTGGGGTGATTCAGTCGTTGACCGGAGTGTTGCTGAAACTGCGACAGGGACGGACGCCGTCTCTGCGTTGGCCTCAGTGGGGTCTAGTGTCAATGAGACGGCTACGGGTACAGATTTAGTTAGTGCGTTAGCAACATTTGGGGCGGCGGTCAGTGAGACAGGTACAGGTACAGACGCTGTAAGTTCGATACCCACGTACGGAACATCGGTCAGTGAGACTGCGACGGGTACGGATGCAGTTAGTTCTACCCCAACTTATGGGGTATCGGTAACAGAGACGGGTACGGGAACAGACAATGTTGCGGCAGGTTTAACTTTTGGCGCGTCTGTCAGTGAAACAGGTACGGGTACAGATGCAGTGAGTGCTCTGGCCACATTTGGGGCAACGATCAGTGAGACAGGTACCGGAACCGATGCGGTCAGTGCAAAAGCGACGTTTGGATCTGCGGTCAGTGAGTCAGCAACAGGTAGTGATGTAATAAGCGCCACTCCGACATACGGGGTGTCAGTCAGTGAGACTGCTACGGGGTCAGATGAAGTTAGTGCGTTCGCCAACTTCTTGGCTCAGATACTGGAAACAGCGACAGGTACAGATTTAACGGCTGGGGCATTTACTTTCTTAGCAAGTGTTATTGAAAGCGCCACAGGGACGGATGCGGTATCGGGTAGTTTGTCGGTAAGTTCCGTAGTAGATGAGACGGCAACGGGCAGTGATGCGATAAGTGCTGGTGTTACGTTTGGGGCTAGTGTTTCAGAGTCAGCAACAATCAGCGATGTGGATTTAGCGGTAGCAAGCTTTATGGCTTCTATTGTAGAGTTGGCGACAATAACGGATTTGGTAATGGGTAGACCTTTGTGGGAAATTATTGATGACACGCAGACCGCAAACTGGCAAAATATCAACAACGTTCAGTCTCCGGGCTGGACACAGGTTAGTGACACCCAGAATCCGGGCTGGACACAAATCGACACGAAATAGGAGCTTTTAAATGACTACAGCATACACATCACTCTTGGGTCTGGCACTGCCGGTCACGGGTGAACTGAGCGGCACTTGGGGTGATACGGTAAATAACTCCATCACTTCCCTGGTTGATTCAGCAGTTGCGGGCACTACAAACCTCAGCACTGACGCAGACGTAACGCTGACCACAACCACAGGCGCAGCCAACACAGCCCGTGAAGCTATTCTATTATTCTCAGGCGCACGTACGGTATTGCGTACGGTTACTGCCCCGGCGCAATCAAAGATTTATACGGTTATCAACGCCACCACCGGCGGCTTTTCTGTTAAGTTAGTTGGTGTAGGCCCAACAACTGGTGTCACTATTCTTGCTGGTGAATCGGCTTTATGCGCATGGAACGGTTCTGACTTTGTAAAGGTCAGTAGTAATGCCTCTTTGGGCGCTTTGACTGTTACTTCGTTGACCGACACAGGTTTGACTTCAGGCCGTGTGACTTACGCTGGTACAGGCGGTCTGCTCCAAGATTCTGCCAACTTGACATTTAATGGCACTACATTAACCGCCAACACCATCGGAGCATTTACTCTTAGTGGAACAATTGCTGGCGGCGGCAATCAAATTAACAACGTCATCATCGGAACAACTACTCCGTTGGCGGGTGCGTTTACTACGCTGACTGCATCTAGCACTCTTGGAGTAACAGGCGTATCCACATTAACAGCGGGTGCTCTCATCCAAGGTCTAACTGTAGGCCGTGGTGCTGGTGCTGTATCTACCAATACTGCGGTGGGTGCTAGTGCTTTGGCGGCTAATACAGGTGGCGGTGCAAATAACTCAACTGCTCTTGGTTATAACGCTTTGCTTGTCTCTACTGGTGGTTCTAATTTGGCCGTTGGGTCATCTGCTCTTGCGGCAAATTTAACGGGAGATGACAACACAGCAATTGGAAGTTTTGGAGCTTTAGCGGCAAACACAACAGGTACAAAGAATGTTGCAGTAGGCCGTCAGGCTTTAGCCACAAACCTTTCCGCAAGTAACGGAACTGCCGTTGGTTATCAGGCTTCATACAATTCAACTGGTGCGGGAAATACATCTATTGGCTTTTCTGCCGGTAAAGATATAACAACTGGTGGGTTTAACTTTTTTGGTGGATATGGGTCTGGTGGTGCTGGTGTAAATTCTATTACTGGTGACAATAACATTGGCATTGGAAATCAAGCGTACACAAGAGGTACATCAGGAGCACTTAACGTTGCCATTGGCGCAGTTGCAATGACTTTTAATACGGCAGGCGCTAACAATGTGGCTGTTGGTGCTTATTCTTTATACACAAACAGCACATCATCAAACAACACCGCTGTAGGTCATGAGGCTTCGTATTTAAACACCGCAGATTACACCACTGCTGTAGGTTTTCGGGCGCTGTACAACAACACAGGCACTCTAAATACGGCTGTGGGGTATTTAGCGGCTTCTGGAGCTACTACAGGCACTAACATAACTGCAATCGGTCGGCAGGCCATGAGTGGAACCTATACAGGCTCAGCCGCAACTGCTGTAGGTGCGGCTTCTTTGTTTGCTGTCACATCTGGTAGTTCCAACGTTGCAGTTGGAGTAGGTGCGATGTTCACCACCACCTCTGGCTCTAACAATGTTGCTATGGGTGACGATGCTTTAAGGTTAAACCAAACTGGCACAAACCAAACTGCCATTGGTTATGCGGCGGCTTACACCACTACATCGGGAAGCATTACTGCTGTTGGTTTTTCCGCAGGTTACCTCAATGTTTCAGGCGCAAACATAACTGCCATCGGTCAAAACGCTTTGCGGGGAAATACCACTGGTAATTACAACACCTCTGTTGGCTTAAATTCCATGTATGGCGGCGTTGCAGGTATTACTGGTAGTGCCAACACCATGATGGGAACAAGTGATGGCTCATACGACTCCCCCGGTCGTTACATAACAACTGGCAATAGCAACGTAGCAATGGGCAACGGTGCGCTTTCAACTCTTGTTTCTGGTTCAAACAATACTGCCATAGGTCGAGCCGCACTTAGCCTTAACACCGAGTCTTCAAACACTGCTGTGGGTTATGAGGCGGGGCTTAATAACAGCACGGGCGACTACTTTACTGCTGTCGGTATGCAAGCAGGACGTGGAAATACTACGGGTCGATTTAACACTGCACTAGGCAGGGGCGCACTGTATACAAACTCAACAAGTAGTGACAACACTGCTATTGGTAATGCCGCATTAAATCTTGCAACTGTTGGCGGTAACACTGCTGTTGGCTCAAACGCTCTTGGAGTTAGTAGCACAGGCGCAAGTAATACTGCCGTTGGTAATGGTGCTTTAACAAGACACACCACTGGCTCTTCCAACGTAGCAATAGGCGTTAGTGCGCTTTCCTTTAATCTTTCAGCGTCAGAAAACACTGCTGTTGGTTATCAGGCGGCGTATACCAATTCAACAGGTACAGCGGTTACCGCTGTTGGTTATCAAGCGGGTTATGCCTCAACCAATGGGTACTGTACATTTGTTGGTCACCAAGCAGGCTTAGGTGCTACTACTGGACAATTAAACACCTATATTGGTCGTTTAGCGGGTGCTGGTAGTGGAACTGCATCGACTGCCGTCAGCAACACTGCGGTTGGTAATGGGGCCATGTACGGCATAACCAGTGGTAGTTACAACACTGCAACGGGTGATGCGGCATTACGCAACTTAACAACGGGTAGTTACAACACTGCGGTTGGATATTTGGCTAGTCGAGATGTCACAGGTTCTTACAACGTTGCTGTTGGAGACTTTGCTCTTGTGGGCACTACTGGTGACCAAAACGTTGCTGTTGGTCACTATGCCTTGTATGCCCAGACTGGAGCATCAGGCAACACGGTTGTTGGCTCAAACTCCTTCCAATACCTCACAACTGGCACTGGCAACGTGGCACTTGGCTTTTCCGCAAATGGTTCAAGCGCATCTGCTACAGCAACAAGTTATTGCACAGCAATTGGTACACAGGCATTAAACAGCAATACCGGAAACAGCAATACAGGAGTTGGTTACCAAGTAATGGGCAACGCCGGTGTAACTGGTAGTGCTAACGTGGCTATTGGTGAGCAAACTGGTTTTAATCTTACATCTGGTACTCAAAATACTCTCTTAGGTCGCGCCGCCGGTTACAGTTTAAACAGTGGAAGTTACAACGTATTTGTTGGATGGCAAGCGGGTCAAGGTTCAGCCGCTATCACCACTACATACTCTGTTTATATTGGTTGGAACTCATCAGGAAGCGCCTCTAGTAACACTCAAGAAATTGTCATTGGAACTTCTAACTTGACGGGCAAAGGCTCTACTACAGGTGTTATTAGCCCTAATGGCGGCGGTATGTACCAAGGCAACAATTCAACCTTGTGGTCAGTTACTTCTGACCAACGCCTTAAGAAAAACATTGTTGACAACAACATTGGCTTGGAAAAAATCAATGCTATTCAAGTTCGTAACTTTGAATACCGCTTGCCTGAAGAAATTACCGAAGTACCGCAAAATCAAGCAATTAAAAAACAAGGTGTTCAATTGGGTGTTATTGCCCAAGAACTTCAGCAAATATTGCCTGAATGCGTCAAAACAGAATCTACAGGCGTTATGTCAGTGGATGCCGACAACTTGACTTGGTACATGGTTAACGCCATTAAAGATTTGAAATCTCAACTCGACTCGGTGAAAGCCGAACTTGCAACTCTGAAAGGAGCCTAACATGGCAACAACTTTTACAACCCGCATAACAGCGATGTACACCCTGCAACAGCCTGACCCTAACTATGTGGTCAATGCTTTGTGGGAAGTTACTGGCGTAGACGGCGCTAACACCGCCTCTATCGGTGGCAACACGCAGTTCAGTTCTGCTGACCAAACAGGCCCAGTGACCCCATACGCTGACCTGACAGAAGCCATTGTGATTGGTTGGATTCCTGAGTCAGCCATTACAAGCGCACAAGCCTGTGTGCAGGGACAAATCGACAGCATGATTAACCCGCCTGTCAGTCCCGCAAATACAGCTTTGCCTTGGAGCGCGTAACGGGAAGCCACCACCCGATCTTGGTGGCACTTTAAAAGGAAATACGAAATGGCAAACCAACAATCCCAAATCGTAACTATAGATGGCGTTGAAGTCAAAGTTGAAGACATGACGGAGCAGCAGCAGATGCTGTTAAATCACGTTGCAGACATTGAGCGCAAGATTGGTTCTACCAAGTTCCAGCTTGACCAACTCCAAGTGGGCAGAGATGCCTTCTTCACAATGCTAAAAGCCGCGTTAGAAACCAAGCCTGCGGAAGATGATTCTGTGGCCGTGACTGACGTTACTGACGTATCGGTGCAGTAATGTGGGACTGGGCGGAGGCATTGATTGCAGCCGCCTGTATAACAGCCTTCATTATTGCTGGAACCTACTTAATTGCTTGGGCAGGGACATGATGAATGCGCTGGATCGTATTGTTACTGTTGTTAGGGCTGGTTGGAGCCGTAGCCAAGAATGGCTGTCACGTCCGGGAGTTTTACGGAATTGGCTACACAACCCACGACCCTACCGAGCGCCACAAAGAGATGGTGGCATGGCTCAATCAAAACGCACAGCATTGCAAGTCCTCAGACTACGTGGTTATCTGGAACAATTTGGCAGAATGGGCGGGTACATCCGACTCCACAAAGCTTAGAGAGTTAGTCATACATGGATACAAAGATGCAACTGCTCGTGAAACAAAATGATTCCGCCCATACACAAATGGTATCCCATGGTTCAGCCGGGAGGCGAGCCAACCAAGACAGACGCGCTTGAGCGCAGGCAGCAGCGCCTAGAAGAAGAATACAAACAAGCGTTGAAGATGACAAAGGTGAAGAACAAAATTGATGAACTTGAGGTTGAGTTGTACGTAAAGAAAGCCGAACGCAATCAACTTAGCCTTGAGATTTTTACCAACCGTAAGCTGGACGTGTACGTATAGAGGTTGAAATGGAACATAACCAAGATGTCGTGGGTAAATTGACCTATTCTGTAACCCTGATGGTAGCCGCTACCCTTTGCTTATCTGTGCTCGGTATGGTGGTTGCGTTCCTGCTCGGCCTGTGGGCCAAGGAAGTGGACAATGCAGAAATCTTCAGTATGCTCCACCCGGCGTTCCAAACAATCATCGGCGGCTTCATTGGCCTCTTAGCGGGGGTTAAGCTCTCGCACGGCGACAGCCATCACAAATGTAAACACTGCGGAGAATAACTATGCTTGATATTTTATCTGGGGGCTTGCTCGGCTCTATCTTTGGCGGCTTGTTCCGCATGGCCCCTGAAGTCCTGAAGTTCTTTGACAAGAAGAATGAGCGCCAGCATGAGCTTGCCATGTTTGCCCGTCAATGCGAATTAGAAACGCTACGCGGTCAGCAGAAGTTGGCTGAGATTGGCGCTCAAAGAGAAGCCGCTATGGACGTAGGCGTAATGGATGCCTTCAACAACGCCATCACCCAGCAGGCCGAGATGGTCAAAGCCGCAGGCGGTTGGGTGGCTAGTCTGTCAGCATCTGTCCGTCCAGTAGTAACATATTGGGTACTATTCGTATGGTCATTTATCCACGTATGGTTTGCATGGAACGCATGGCTTGGCGGTGCGCCAGCCGTAGAAGTGTTTAAAACCATGATGACACCTGACTTCTCAGCCCTGCTGTCTGGAACAATTAACTATTGGTTCCTTGATAGAACTCTGAAGCAACGCGGAATATGAACCTAGAGTTAGCCGCCAGTCTGTGCCGTCAGTTTGAGGGCTACCGCGCCAAGCCGTACCTTTGTCCGGCTGGCGTGGCTACGATTGGCTATGGTTCTACCTACTACGCAGACAAGCGCAAGGTGACTTTGGAAGATGCACCAATGGATGAACCAACGGCTAGGGCGCTTCTGATGATTGAGCTTGAGCATACGTATCTGCCCGGTGTTCTGCGTAACTGCCCCAGCTTGATTACAGATGAGCGTAAGTGCAATGCGATTGTAGATTTCTGTTATAACTTGGGCACTGGACGCTTGCAAACAAGCACGTTAAAGAGGAAAATCAATGCCAATGATTGGGAAGGCGCAAAAGAACAACTGATGCTCTGGACCAAAGGTGGCGGTAAAGTACTGCCGGGCTTGTTAAAACGCCGCACGGCTGAGTGCGCCTTACTGGATTGACCGATGCCGTTAAAAAAGCTAACCCTGAAAGCTGGTGTAAACAGAGAAAACACTCGCTACACCAACGAGAACGGGTATTACGTTTCCGACAAGATGCGGTTTCGTCAGGGTACGCCAGAAAAGATTGGCGGTTGGCAACGCATTTCTAACACTACATTCTTGGGAGTTTGCCGTTCTTTATGGAACTGGGTAACTCTTGGCGGCCAAAACTTGCTGGGTGTTGGCACTAACTTAAAGTTCTATATTGAATCTGGCGGTGCATACAACGACATCACACCCCTGCGCAAAACTGCAGCTACGCTTGGCGCAAACCCTTTTGCTACGACCAATCTATCTACGACTGTTGTTGTTACAGATGCAACAGGGGGCTGGGTTAACGGTGACTACGTAACTTTTAGTGGCGCGACAGCAGTGGGAGGGTTAACCCTTAACGGCGAATACCAGTTAGCTTCAATCGGTACATCTGCAACAACGTACTCTATTCAAGCGGCGACAGCGGCAACTTCTACTGCTACGGGTGGTGGGGCTTCTGTACTTGCTGCATATCAAATCAATGTTGGTACAGCCTATGCAATACCCTTGGTTGGCTGGGGTGCCGGTGCTTGGGGCTCTGGTACATGGGGTATTGGCGTAGAGTCTACTAGCCAAATGCGGATTTGGAGCCAGAATAACTTTGGTGAAGATTTGATTTTTGCGCCTAATGGTGGCGGCATATACATCTGGAAAGCCAACACATCCTTGACAACTAGGGGCGTGCTAATTTCTAGTTTGACCGGCGCTTCTTCTGTTCCAGCGGTACAGAACTTAATTCTTATCTCTGATGCGTCGCGGTTTACATTTGCTTTTGGTTGTACCGAGTACGGCACTGGGACTCAAAACCCAATGCTGATACGGTGGTCTGACCAAGAAAACTATTTAGAGTGGGCTCCAGCCGCCACCAATCAAGCGGGTAGCTTGCAACTATCGCATGGCTCAAAGATCGTGACCGCAGTTCAATCTCGCCAAGAGATTTTGGTGTTTACAGATTCTTCGCTGTATTCTTTGCAGTACCAAGGGCCACCGGTTGTGTGGGGTTCTCAGTTGCTGGGCGACAACTTGTCTATTGCTGGACCAAATGCGGCGGCGTTAGCTTCAGGCGTTACCTATTGGATGGGCGTAGACAAGTTCTATAAATACGATGGTCGAGTTCAAACTTTGCGCTGTGATCTGCGCCAGTTCATTTACGAAGACATTAACTTATCCCAAGCGGCTCAGATTGTTGCCTCTACGAATGAAGGCTTTAACGAGGTGTGGTTCTTCTACTGCTCAGCCAACTCATTTACCATCGACCGGTACGTTACGTATAACTACTTTGAAAACAATGGTGAAGGCGTATGGACTTACGGCACCATGGCACGTACCGCTTGGCTTGACTCAGGGCTACGTAATTACCCTATGGCGGCAACTTACGATTACAACGTGGTGTATCACGAAAATGGTGTGGACGACAACACAACCGGCACGCCTGTTGCAATCAATGCTTATATTGAAACCGCTGAGTTTGACATTGACGATGGCGACAGGTTTGGTTTTGTCTGGCGTATCTTGCCGGATATTACATTCCGTGGGTCTAACATTGAATCCCCACAAGTCACAATGACCCTGATCCCCATGCAGAACTCCGGTTCGGGCTACAACAATCCCATTTCTTTGGGTGGGAATAGTGACGCAACGATTGTTCGCACGGCTACTGCGCCTATTGAGAAGTTCACGGGTCAGGTCTACATCAGGGTGCGCGGTCGCCAAATGATTTTAAAGATTGAGTCTAACCAGATTGGTACTACATGGCAGTTGGGCTCGCCCCGTTTGGACATCCGTCAAGACGGTCGCAGGGGTAATTCATGAGTTTAATTATTACCTCAGAGTTTGAGCTTCAGCGGGCGCAGCCTCCTGCGCTGCCGTTGGCCACAGAAGAATACAACAGGCAGTACCAAGACCAGCTAAACAACATTTTGCGGCTGTACTTTAACCGTATCCAGAACATTTTGGGCCAGCTAAACTCTAACGGAATTCAGCCGCCGTTGACAAACTACACGGTAGCCACCCTGCCATTTGCTTCTGTATCCGGTAAAGGTGCTAGAGCGTTTGTGACGGATGCTTTGGCCCCAGTGTTTGGTGCAACAGTCGTGACTGGCGGAGCGGTAGCAGTGCCTGTATATTCTGACGGAACAAATTGGAAGGTCGGATAATGGCAGTTTCCCATCAACAGATTTTAGAATTTTTATCCGCTAATGAGGGTATGAGTGATGCCGACATTGCTGCGGCAATGGATATGTATGGCGTTAGCACGGCTGATATGGCTGCGGCCACTGGGTCTAATGTTGCTGATATTCAGTCTAGGTATGATGCGGTATCCCCCACGCCAATCACGTCAGCATTTGAAGACATCCCAACGCCTCCAACTTACGGCGCTCGCGCAGGTGTACCCACATTTACAGATGAGATTGTCAATACTCCAACTACGCAAGATGATTTCTTAACTGCAATCTCAACGCCCGTTACTTCAGTAACAACCCCTGCCGCATCAACTACAACAGTAGCCGCAGCCAAACCATCAGACGCAGATATTGTTAAGTTTTTCACTGATAACCCAACAGCAGACGACACAACAATTGCCGGGTTGATGGATACATTTGGTTTAAAACCCGCAGATATTGCGCGGGCTACGGGCGCTAATATAAACAATGTTACTAACCGATACGCAGCCATAACGGACGGTGGGGAAACACCCGGAGTTGGCGCCCTTATAAAACCTACTACTGCCGCAACAGATACGACTGTCGCTGATAAACTGACGCAGCAAATTCTTGGGCAAAACCTTACCGCTAAATGGCAAGGAGAGGGAAAAGGTTCGGCTGCCGCTAACGCCGCAGACATGGCTAATATTTTGTCTGGTATTGGTATTACTGATATCAAGCAGTTTGGTAAATTTACTCAAACTGGAATTCAAGAAAGTGTAACCCCCGATGGCCGTGGCGGATTTGTTGATTCAAAGGGAAACCCAGTAGACCCGTCGCTTGTTACATCAGAACTTCAATCTGGCGAATCGGGAGAGTGGACAACATACACAGCGCCCGTGGGCACGCAAGAGGTTTACGGTAACAAAGAAACTAAACAAGCTGTACCTAACACATATAGCGAACGCCAGACTGGTACTGCGTTTGGTGGTACCTATGCCGGTAAAGGCAACACTGCCTATCGAGTTCAGTTTGACAAAGATGGTAATCCTTTGTTTTACACCACGGGTGCATCTAGCAGTGACATAGCCAACTGGGGTCCTATCCTTGCCTTAGCTTCCGTAATCCCGTCACCCCTTCAGCCCTTTGCTATTGCAGCTAATGCCGCTATTTCCATTAACAACGGAGATATTTTGGGTGGTATTGCTTCCCTCGCGGGCCTTGCAGGATTCTCTGATGTGGCCGCTGGCGCTCGTATTGCTAAAGCGGTAGACAGCAAAGACCCGTTTGCAATTGTTACGTCCATTATGAACAGTCCGTTTGCGCCCAATATTGGCAGCACAATGCTGACGGATACGATTTCGTTGAAAGACGCAAGCAGTGCAGTCAATATTGTCAATAGTTTGGATAAGGGAGACTACGCAAGCGCATTGAGTGCCGCGTCTAGTCTGACTGGAAGCTCAGATGCCAAAGTTGCAGCCGCCGCTTTGCGGTTTATTAAAGCCGCCGAAACCAATAACTTTGCTGGGATGTACACAGCGGCAACTGGATTTGACTCAGCGGTTCAAGCGGCCAATAAAGTAACCGATAAAGACGTAGCCTCTCAAATTGCAACCAGCTTAGCGGACGCAAACAGTGCGGCCACTGCTGGAACTCAACTTGCGGCGTTAGGTACGGGCACTGCATCCGATGCGGGTAATGGCGTTACTCTAACTGGTGCTGGTGGAGACACTCTCAAGTTTCCTGACTTGACATCTTCTCCTACTATTTTGTCTGATATTAATCTTTTCAATAACAGCATAGGTACTTTGGATACGGGTGACGATAATACTGATGTGGATTTGACCGGTGGCTCAACTGTAACTACGGGCGGTGGTGGATCAGGTGTTGATACTGGTGGTGGCGGTGGTGGTTCGACTACGGTTGATACTGGTGGTGGTTCGACTACAACCACAACTACTGGCACCGGCGATGACTTAACTACAACTACTGGCACCGGCGATGACTTAACTACAACCACAACTACCGGTACGGGTGATGACTTAACCACAACTACCGGTACGGGTGATGACGACGTAAATTTATTAGATGTATGCGGTGACGGCATGGTATTTAATACCGCTACCGGCCTGTGCGAAGCTGTAAAAGATGAAGGTACTGTAACGGTCAAAGGCACAAAAGAAACTTGCCCAGTTGGAACCACGTTAAACCCAGTGACAGGCGAGTGCGACGCCGACTGGAATGAAACTGGTGTGGACTGCGCCCCCGGATTCCATGATGACGGATCAGGTTTTTGCATACCGGATGATGACAAAGAAGCAATAGTTTGCCCGCCCGGTAAGGTCTTAAATGAAGAAGGTACGGCTTGTGTTGACGAAACGGTAATTATTGGCAAAAAAGAAACTTGCCCAATTGGGACTACGCTCAACCCCGAAACCGGTGAATGCGATCCAGTGGTTGCAACGCCATGCGCCCCCGGATTCCATGATGACGGCACAGGAATGTGTGTGGCAGATGACGATGAGACTGTAGTTACCGATTGCCCAACTGGGATGGTGCGGGACTTGACTACGGGCGAATGCGTGTGGCCAAAAGAAGAATGTGCCCCGGGATTCCATGACGATGGAACGGGACTTTGCGTGGCAGATGACGATACGCTTGATTGCCCTGAAGGTTATGAGCCTAATGAAGAAGGCACCGCGTGTATACAAACAACAACTATTGTAGGCAAACGCGACCCATGCCCAGCAGGTACCAAATACGACGAAGACTTAGATGCTTGCGTGCCAATCACAACCGGGTGTGCGCCCGGATTCCATGATGACGGAACGGGTTTATGCGTTCCCGATGAAGAAGAATGTCAAGATGGGTATCACAAAGATGAGTCGGGCGCTTGCGTTCCTGACGACTGCCCAGACGGATACGTTCGTAATTTGGCAACAGGTGTTTGTGAGAAAGCCGAAGAGCCGTGCCCTACTGGTTACGAACGTGACGAAATTACAGGCAAATGTATCCCTGTCATTGAGATTAAAGACACAAAGTGCGATCCCGGGTTTGTATACGACGAAGACTTGAAACAATGCGTACCCATCAAAACAGAGGGTTGCGCACCCGGGTTTCATGACGATGGTACAGGTCTATGCGTTCCTGATGATGAAGAATGTAAAGACGGTTTTGAAAAAATTGGCGGCGAGTGTGTGCCAGTCTGCAAAGAAGGTTACATTCGCAACTTGGCAACTGGCGTGTGTGAAAAAGTAGAAAAAGATTGCCCACCCGGACAAGTAAAGAATGCTGAAGGCAAGTGCGTACCGGTCGTAACGCCACCTCCACCTCCACCACCTCCCGTGACGCCACCTAAAAAGTGCCCACCCGGATATGTGTTGGTTGACGGAACTTGCGTTTTGATCCCAACTTTCACGCCCGGCACTGGCTCGTACACCAGCGAAGACAAGACCGATCCTATCTATGCGGGCGGCATGGATGACTTTGATTTGTTTGCAACTTTGGAAGAACTGTTGGCTGATAAATCGGATAAAACCGACAAGAAAAAAGACAACAAAAAATCCAAGGATAAGACTAAAATGGCTACCGGCGGGCACCTTGATGACCTGCTGGCGGAGCAGATGACGGTGGACGATCTGCTAAAACTACTACGCTAAGGACTCAAGATGGCACGAATTTGTGAAGACGTAATTATTGGATATAGCACCGATGAGGAAGGCAACGAAACGCCTAACTACACCCAATATTGTTATGACGACGGTTCTAACGAGATAAACGACACTACTGGGCTAGACACAGGGGACGTTATACCCGGCAGTTTTACGTGGGGTGATGCCCCCGGTGCGGAAGGTTCCAAAAGCACTGTTGACTCAAAAACAGGCAATATTACATACCAGTATGATGATGGCTCCTCACTAACCGTAGATGCAACTGGTGCTCCTGTTAGCAATACCGAAAGCCCCGACGCCAAAGGGAACTCCGCAGCATACAACCGCTCATTAGCGTGGGCAACTAAAACATTTGGGCCTACTGCAGGTAAAGTGTTTTCCAACATGATGGCCAACCCCGGTGCTAGTTTAGTGGCTGCATTGGCGGCGGCAAAAGCTTTTGCGGGTAGCGACAAAGAAGGCGGGTACAACGTACCTATCCCCAAGCTGGATATGGTTCAGCAACAGGTTCAATATAATGACCCTAATCGTCGTCCCGGTGCTGCCGGTCGTCAGTATTTTACTGATCCGCGCTATGTTAAAGAAGGTGATGCCGATGCCATAGCGGGGGCTCAAGGTGCGGCAAATGCACAAGCTCAAGGTATTTTGGCAGCATACAAGCCTACTGCGGCACCTGCGGTTAACCCTTATATTGGCAAAATGAAGCGGGACTATAACCCAGCCCCTGTCGCGGTTAAAAACACTATTGCCGATACCACGGCAGATAC